AATGTTGAATCTGGTGTATATGTCAATTCTTCATTTGTATTAAAGAAGTGACTATTAATATTGATTGTACTTGTTGTTGTACTAATTGTTCCAGATGGATTAAATGTTTTAGAATAAATTGGAACTTGATTATGCTTTAATACAAAATCTTTTTTATTAGCTCTAAGTCCAGCAGCACCGTCATATGTAGATAAGAATACTCTCTGGTCAACTGTACCATGAGTCAAATCAGGAGGTGTATTATCAAAGTCACTTGCTGTATATAATATTTGATTATATGATTGAACTTCTATTAAAGATTGGAACTCTGCATCAGGATAGAATCTTAGATTAATATTATCACCACTAATTTCACCACCAAATGTTCCAATACCTGTTGTTGATCCTGCAGATACAAATGGATATTGAACAGTTAAAATATCATCAGCATCACGAATCGATACAACTTGATGAACTGCTGATGTTTCACCACAAGAAACTCTAACTAATGATTTGACACTACTATCAATCAACTTGTTTAGTGTTGCATATGTCATTGTACTTGCAGTTCCAGTAACATATCCTGACTCTAATCTAGCACTCCTTTCAGCACCAGCAGGTTGTCCAGAAACTGAGAACCTATAAGTTCCAATTCCAGTAGTTGTTGTTCCTAATCCTACAATATTTGCCCTTACATCAAGAGTATTAACTCTATCATTCTCACACTGTAACTTAATTAAATCATTTTCAAATCTTGCAGTAATTACACCAACAGCACTATTACTTAATCCAGATTGTGTATCGACATATGTTTCAGCAATAGTTGTGTCAACACCATCAAAATCAACAATAACTTCATTGTAATTGATCTCTTTAGTTACACTATCTTGAACAAAGATGGTTGCATATAATGAATTGAAATCTGTTTTAGGGAATTCTGCAATAGTTGTAGTTGTGAATCCGATGGTTGTACTACCAATACCAGCGTTTACACCTGTTAAATCAACACTTCCAATACCATTTGTACCAATACCTGTCAAATCTGTATTAAAATCAATCTTAAGAAGTTTTATGTCGTGATCCTTAAGGAATACCTCTGTCGGTGTGAATAAAAGATTCTTAGTTCCTGTTGCTAAAATTTCAGTATCAAAATTTCCTAACTTCACTGTTGTAAAATCAGTTGTTTTTTCAAGAATAAATGCATTACTTTCAGTTGTCAAAGTAACTAATTCTGTGAACTGAGTGTCAAAAGTATCAGGATCAACGATTTGTACAAGATAATTTGCAAAATCTTCAACTAATGGTTCAATAACAGTATTAGTGCTTTCAAATCCTTCACTAGAGAAGTTTTCACTTATATCATCATGTAACAAAACTCTATTTGTTTTACATCTTGTAAAGTCGGTTAATGTTCTATTTTGGAATGTTAAGAACTTAGATCCGTTAACTCTTGTATCATAATCTCTTGCAAAGTCAAAGTTATTAATTGCATCTACTCTTTGTTTATCGTTAAGCTCAAGAACATTACCAACATCTAATACAACTGTTTGATTTGATTCACGAACAGTACCAAATCCAACTGCAAGATTTGATGTAATTGCAGTATCTGCAAAATTCTTAAGACCAGATGGATGAACTAAACGATTTACTGGATTTACAAATTTTTCCCATTCAACTGAACTCTTAACTGTATAAGATAAGTTTTGATAATAATCATTATCAGGTATGACTTGATAATCTTCATTTAACTTACCAATATCATCTAACCAACCATAATCTTGTCTATTTGAAAAATCAGTAGTAAACTTGGCTTGATTATCTACAATACTTGTTATTTCTGCAGATACGTTACTCAATTCACCCTTAATTCTGTCACCTTTTTTAATTTTATACTTACCATCAATCTTAATATAATCATTTCTTACTTCAATAACTGTTAAGTCGGTAATGACGTTACCAACAATTAAAGTTTCTTTTAATTCAAATACACCCCTTGATTGAACTGGTTCAATGACAGGATATTTCTTCTTATTGATTAAAGTAGCATAACCAGATTGGAAAGTCTTAGCAATACCAGGATTCGTTGTAACACCTGCTGTGCTAAATTTCAATATACATTGTGTACCAGTAATATAATCATCAACATTAAAGAACTGATAGTTATAATTATCTGAATTATATCCAGTTCCTTCAATTGTTGTATTAGTAGATATTCCCCCTTGTGTAGCACCAATTCCCGCTTCACCTACTCTTTGTATACCTTCAACATAAACTTGGTCTCCAGTCGCAAATGGTTGAGTATCAAATCCATTGATTGGAGTCTCAAGGAAACAAGTTACAACTCCTGAATTACTAATTTGAACCGAGTTAATTCCAACACCATTAGAGTTATTGATTGAAATTATCTTATGAACTACTGAATCTAATCCAGTTACAGGTGATAATACATCAACTCTAGATATTGTTTGGTTAGGTGTGAAAGGTTGCAATGAAAGAGTATCAACAACAGTATTTGAAACTGGGTTGAATACGATTAAATTAGGTGTGCTCATATAGTCAGCACCACCACTTACAATATTAACAGAATCAATAATATCAAGATTGTCAATATTAACAACAGGTGATATAAAAGCTTCTGGACTTAAAGTTTTGTCTGAAGAATATTCATAACCAATATCAACTATTCTTATTTTTTTAATTCTTCCAATATCATTTGAAGATGCAATTATGTTTGCATCAGTTCCATTTGTACTTGTGACTGATTTAAATTGTGGTAATTTTTTATAATTAAATCCTGGTGATATAATATTTAAATTTTTGATTGCACCGTGAACTGAAGTTGATTTTGTGGAGTACTCAAGTTTCTCACAGTCACTAGAATTATAACTTAAAAACTCAGGAATTTTTGGTGAAATATCAAAAGTATCTGCAGTAACGTTAGATATCTTATATTCTCCATTATACTTACTATCAATAAATCTAATTTCAGAATAATTAGATACTTCAGTATCAGCAGTGCTTATAAAACCACCTTTAGTTAACCCATAATATAATCTACCTGGTGAAGATGCAGAATATTGCACAGTTAAAGCAGCACCTATAGGATCAGTATTATTTGTTCCTATACCAATTGTTCCACCAACACCAACATTAAAAGTGCTTGAATCTTGTGAACTTAAATATTCATTTGTAAGTTCTTTATCATAGAATAATTTAAAATCAAAGTTTAATAAAGTGGAACTTGTTAAACCAAAGTTTAATTTAGAATTTTTAACTACATCAATTCTTGGATTTATTGGTGCGATAGATTGATTATCTCCACCAGTATTTGCGGTAATATTTACAGTTCTAACTGGATTTGAATTAATATCTAAAATTGTTTCAGCAAGTTGGAATCTTCTACTACTTACTTTGTTAACAAAATATGTGCCTGTGCTTAACCCAGTTGCACCACCATCATAAAATACCTTATCACCAGTTTCAAATCCATGATCTACCAAGTCTATTTGATTTGTTTCTACATCAGAAGCAGTGAATAATATTGGATTAATAAGTAATTTTTCAAATGCCTCGTTATAATTTACAGATACAGGTGTTGTATTACCAATTCCGACATTAAGATTAGGCACTACATTCAGTTTAATAGTATCTCCTTCAACAAGATTATGTGTTGTAGTATTTGCTGCTGCTACATTTGTTGATACTGTAGTAATAATTTTATCAATATTACCTGTTACTTGTTCTTTACTACTCTGGAAGAAGTATAGTCCTGAAGAAATACCAGTTAATGAACCTTTACTATAGAAGTATAATCCTTCACTTGTACTACCAATACCAACTCTAGTAGTAACTAAACCAATATTATCCTCACCTTTATCAATTACATACACTTCAGTCGAATTAGCACCAATAAATGGGAGTTTAAATTCAGTGACTAAAGGTGTGCGACCAACATCAAAACGATTTGCACCATTTCTTTTGTTTAATGTTAGTTTTTGACCTGTTTTAAATGGATGATTTGGTATATGAATTGCTCTAGTAGGTATAGATGTCCTCTCTACAATCTCTCCTACAAATCTATCAACACTTATAGCACCACCAGATGTGGTTCCAACTCCAACAGATTGAGGAGCATTGAAGTATATAATATCATTTGTTTCAGAATCAAATTTCTTTGTTTGAACTGGAATACTAATTTGATTATTTAATACATCAATATTTGATCCAAGGGTATGTGCAATACCAGTATGTCTTTGTACCCTGATTACTTTTCTTAATGGATATACATTTAAAACTCTTAATAATTCAATATCACTAGCATTGCTTACATTACCTGAACCAACTCTTAATGATCCACCAATAGAAACTGAATTTGGAATTTGTGTAACAAATATATCTTGAATCAAACCACCAGCAGAACCAATAGTCATGGTCTTTGCAAGTCCAATTCGATTAGTTGTTACACCAATATTAAATGAGTCAGTCAAATTGACGATTGAACTACTCAATCCAGATATAGAAACTGCATCTTTATCGTTTAATTCTATAAATGGTAAATAATTTGCTACAACTTCAGTTCCACTTTTCCATTCAAACACTGCATTTTCAAAACTTGTGAGAGTTGTATTAATACTAGAAATTCCAATACCAACTATTTCATCAACTTCAGCACGGAATCCTGAACCATTTGTACCAGTATCATCAAAATTTGTAAGATCACCAACTTTATAACCGTCACCACCGTTGAGTATAGTTATTGCGTCAACACCACCTTCGGTTACAGCCTCTATTTTTGAAATTTGTCTTATTTGTTCATAAGATTCAATTACAAAATCATTTCCAGCAGACTTTTCATCTACATTATATGGTAAAGTATTTCTTCTTAATCCTGAATTATTAAAATCAAAATCTTGATTTAATATTTGATTTTCAGCAATTAAAGGTGAACGATAGGTATTACCAATGAAATATGGATACTGTCCTTCTAATTTGTTTGTACCAGTTCCTAAACCGACAGTAGAGAAGTATGCATAAACTCCGTTTGGAAATTCTGGTGTTTTTCCAAATCTTCCATTATGAATATCTAAATCACCTGTTCCGTTATATACGTGATCTTCTACAAAAAATCCTGCTGAATAACCTGGTGGTCGATTTGTAACTCTATTAATATCAGTTACATATGACGGTGTAATAATTTTTAAATTTGAGTTAATATTAGCAGGATCTGAATATCCAAATGGACCGTATATTGGATTACCGTCATATGCCCATCCAACAATTGGAGAATGACCTATGATTTGATTAAATTCACCACTGCCAGTAACAGTAAATGTATTCTCAAAATTATTTGCAATATCTTGAGAGTATCCTAATATACTAAATCTTAAACCATCTTCTTTTGTAGATAAGAATGAATCACCAAATCTATGCGTATTGTTTAATGTTAAACTTCTAACTCTAGCAGCATATGAACCATTATTACCTCTAGAAAACGCTCTAACCTCTGTTGCAACGCTACTATATCCAATACCAGTATTAGTGACAATTGCATCTATTACTTGACCATTTTCGATGACTGGACGTACAACAGCACCTGCTCCAGTTCCTGTTGATATTACTCTAACTTCAGGAGCAGAATAATATTCTCTACCTCTGTTTACAACTGCTACATCAGTAATTTTACCATTTACTATAATTGGTTTAAATTCTGCATATTTACCATTCTCAATTGTAACTTTAGGTATGACTTCTTTATCGAGAGTTGTAGAACCATAGTTTGTTCCCTGTTCATATAGATATCCACCAATTAATTCACCTGTTACAACAGGAGTGATTGTAATATCTCCTGTAATAGTTGATCCATAAGATACATCAACATTGACTTTTATTTGAGGATAATTAAATATTTGAAATCCTTCACCTGAAGATGTAAAGTCAGCGTATTTACCTCTATTGTAATTAACTATTGAAGTTCCACCTACACCAGCATCTGCTAGTTGGAATGTATCGTTAGTTAATTTTTTAATATAATATGATGATGTTGTGCTTAATCCTTGTATTGGAGTTGTTTCTGCAGAGTATTCTATTATCTCACCACTATTAAATCCGTGATTTTTAAATGTAACAACATTCAAAGATGTTGATATACCAGTCGGTTTAACTCTTAATTTACGATGTGTATATCCAGAACCTTCTTCTAAAACTTTAACTGCAACTAAAGTATTTCTACTTTCTGTTCTAAATTTATGAATACCACTTGCTGCTGTATCAGTTGATAATCCTACAGTGTTTATACCTGCAGTTCCAAATAATGCATCATTTTTACTATTGAATATTCTAACTGTAGATGGATTAACTATTCTTACAAAATACGGAGCACCATCGGATAAAGTACCAGCAACTATATTTGCAGGATCATAAGCAGTTCCAATACCAATTGGAGCATTACCATTTGAACCATAATAAATTAATTGTCCATCATCTAAACTATGAACTGTTTTAAAAGTTATAGTTTCATTTACAATGTCTACACCACCATTAAAGAATACATCTCTACTATCAAACTGTAATTCTCTATTTCGAGTTCCTAATATTGGTTGTAATAAACAACCAGTTCCATTACCACCAGTAAGTGAAATACTTGTAACTGAATCAATGTCAAATTCTTGAGGGTCAACGAACACTTCTTTGACTGTACCCTGAATTATTGGTTCAACAGCAGCACCTACTCCAGTGCTTGTTTCAATACCAACTATTGGAGGATTAACAACATCATATCCACTTCCACCATTTAACAAATCAATAGATTCTAAAGGACCATAATATATCTGATTATCTGAAATAGGTGAACGAATTTGAACACCATTTATTAAGATACCAATATCATTAGTAGGTATATCTTGATTTGAACTAACAAATAAGTTTTGAGATAGAGGAATCTTTCTTAATATCTTATCTGCATCTAATGTTCTGCTTTTATGCTTTTCTAATACAAATCTATGAACATCACTTGTAGATGTAGTAGGACCAACTTGGACAGTGCTTGCAGAACCAATTTGTGCCAAAGAATTAAATATTCTAATTTTTGTAATATCTTGACCTGGTTGAGGTATAACAGGATCTACAAAATATGTTCTGCCTGTATCCAATCCAACTAGTACTTCACCCTCTGGTAGATAAGTAACAGCATCACCTTGAATAAATTTTATATTTCTACCAATATTAAAGTTAATAAAACTATATCGATCATTCAAAGGATTAAAACCATCTAGTCCAGCAGCAGTTCCTCCTGTAAGTGTTTCTTCTACAATATCAGTTGTTATATCATAACTTGGTAAAGAGTTAGACGCAACATAACCGTCAGCATTTCCATCAGTGTAAACACTCAAAGTATCTGCAATAATACTATCATTACCTTGAGCGAGAGTTACACCAGAACTTGATGCCTTTTCAACTTTTCTACGAATGTCATATAATTGATTTGCATCTTGAGTAAATCCAGCAATGTTTGATACTGTTATCTGATTTAATCCAGTATTGATACTAGCAACTGTACCACTACCAGCAATAACCTGTTGATTTCTTTTTAAGATATCAAATCTATCACCAACTTTAAGAGATGATTTATCAATTGGAGTTTTTAAGGTGAAAGTTGAACCACCAACTGGTATATCAACTTGAAATCTTGAACTTGTATTATAGATCCAAGAATTAGCAAATATCTGTTTATAATTTTTATTATCATTTTCAATTTTTTCACCAATATTTTTAACAAAGAAGTTTTCACCTTCATTAATCAAACTTATATCAGTAATTGGAATCAACTCAGATAATACACCTGTAATTCTTAAATCAATTCTCTTTGATAAATCACCATTCTCATATCCAAAAATTGTTTCATCTGCTCTAATATTATCTGCAGTTCCTAAACCAACACCCACTCCACTACACCCAAAGAACTGATTTATTGATTTTGATGTATAGTTAATTGAAGAGTTTGCACCACTAATAACAGTTCCAGTGGTACCAAACCCTACAGTTGAATCTACATTGATAATTGAAGAACCAGCAGATACTTGGTCTAGTATTCTTGTATTACCAGGAACAGTAAATACACCTTCAATCAGGTCACGATCACTAAATCCAACAAATAATGCAATTTTATAATAATTTCTTCCATCTCTTTTGATTATTTCAACTTCTGATACTGATGCATTAGTTGCTGTATCAGTTGATTTGAATATTGTTTGACCTGTTAAGTTCTGTGGTTCTCCAGTTGGTGTAATTAAATCTGCTACAACAACTTCACGACGTATAAATTCAGCGTCAGATGGTTTAATTAAATTACCTTCTAAATCTAATACTCTTGATTCTACTCCATATAATACTTTAAATAAAATTCTTACTGATTCTTCAATACCTTTTGATTGATAAAAAGAACGAGCAAATTTTACAAAGTTACCAACATCTAAATTATCTGCAAAATCATTATTTTCTAATCCAGGTAAAAAGGTTTTCTTCATTTTTTTGAAGAATTCCTGAATGAATAATACTGATAAGTTTGTTAATGAAGAACCTGATATATGAGACGTTGCTGTTGTTTCGTTAAACTTTAAACTTTCACGATTAATTTCAAGTAAAGAAGAAGAAACACCAACATTATACCCAGTGATACCACTAAAACCACGAATACATCCTGTAAAGGTTGTTGAAGTTATTCCAGTATAAGATATAATTTCATCATCTATCTTAAGTAATCCATACTCAGATGGAAAACCCTTTGTACTAGGTACAGTTATAGTTGTATCACTAGTTGATATTCCTGCAGAAATCGTTGTAACTCCGACAACTACTTCAGGAACCAAATTATCTACTTTTAAATACTGATCAAGATTACTAATTAAATCAGTAGGACCACCTTGAAACTCTTGAGAAATAAAATATTGTTTAAAAAACTCAGTTGCATTGGGAAAATCAGATACTAAAAATTCAGGTAACTGATTTTCAATAATTGTATTGACTTGTATTCTTTTGTCAATTTTTGACATAAATTATTTCCTCTCTAAATCTCCATTAGAGTAACTTGATGTGTAGTAATCTCTGGTAAACACAACTCCTGAAACATCTTCACCTGAAGCGATTACATCCTTAATAGTATTTATTGTACTCTTTGATACATCAAAACTGAGATATAAATCTTTTAATCCAACAACATCATTTGATTCTGGGAATGCTTGTACTTCAATTATGTTATTTTCACTTACAGTTGATGTTATATTAATTGTGTTTAGAATAACTTCACCTTTTTTATAGTCAACAACTCCTGCATCTTTAACAACAACTCTCTGTTCACCTCTATTATTTTTAGTAACTACACTGAGTGTTCCCATATTACTACCATCTAAATTGCCAGCAGAGTTTTTATTTGGAACGTCAGTGATATACGCAGTATCATTAAAACCATTGATTGTAAATCCAGTGCTCTTTACATTATATCCTGCAGGATTAATATTAAATTTATTACCAAAACAAAGTTCATATTGTGCAAATTGATTTAATAATGCTTTTAAATCTCTTCTTATAATAACTTTGGTTATATTAGACGTAATTCCATTATCAATACGATCTATAAGTGTACTAACTTTACTATATTTAAATCTACCACCAAATTTATTTAATTCAACATTAGATGCATATGAGTTTAATGCAGATATAATTGAACTTCTTAAATTAGATGATGATGCAATTTGTGATGAATTATAATAAGCAGTGGTATCTATTTCCACATATAGTATTTTTAAATCAACTATTTCAGAATTTATACCAGCGATAGCGTAATTTTTTAATTTGTTTTTAATTTGAGATTTATCAAAATCTGATACAAAAGTACCATTTTTAGGTTTAATACTAATTTGAACTTTACCGAATTGTGGTGGATCTAATTCTTCTCCACCAACAACAGCAACAGACTCTGTTTGAGGAAATATTGTTCCTATTATTGCTTCATAATCTCTTGGTGTAACTGCTCTATATTGTGCTGAATAAAGTCTTGGTGCAAAATATTTAATAGACGACACATCTTCAACTTCAGCACCATTAGAAGCGTTTGTGAGAGTGGTGACTGAGATACTATCAGATGGTGTAAAGAAAGTTCCATCACTCTTAGTAAATGAACCTTGAAAATTAAAATTAGATGGTCCATTACCAGTTTCACCTTCAGTTACAATATAAGTTACTGTAATCACTGAGTTATTTTCCAATTTACGACCAAATAAACCATCACCAAATAATATTTCATATTTTTCATCCTGTACCTCTTGAGTCAAGAATATTTCTGAGTTTTTATCAACATTTAAAATATTATCAACCATATTATATTTTCTACCAAGTCCAACATCACCAATTCCCTGTACATAAACTCTAATAGTTGAGCTATCAATATTTGGACTATCAATTATAAATCTTTGATCTTTAGAATTATCAGTAACAAAAACTCTTGATAAGTATGTTCCCTCATAAACTGTGATTGGATCATCAAACTGAGCAAATGATGTTCCACCAATATCCCTGACTCTTGATGAAGTAATAGTATCAGGTATTGAAAAACGATATGTGGTATTCTCAGCACTTCCTACACAAATTAATCCTGAACGCAGTTTTAGGAACTTTGTAGTGCTATCGTTAGTTGTTCCAACATTTATATCACCAATATTAATTGTTGCTGTTGCAGCGGTTTTTGAACGGGGTACATAACCAATATTTCTTGCAAGTGATACTACATTCTCCCTTATGGTTGCAGAATCTAAAAATGATTCATTTGCAACTAAGTTTGCATTAAATGCGTTAATATATGTGTTGTATGCTAAAGTGTCAATTATAACTGAAAAGTTAGAACCCTCAAAATCAAATCCACTAAAATTTGAATTTGAACGAAGAAAATCTTTTATTTGTGCTTTGATGTCATCAAAGTCTAAATTTGTAAACTGTGTAAAGGGCATATTATCTTGTTGATTCTAATAAAAATGTAAACGCTTGAGTTGGTACATTTAATCCAACGATATCAAAAAATAATTTCACACTGAAAGTATTGTCATCAGGTTGAGAACTTGCCTCAATTTTCAAATTATTTACTCTTGGTTCAAAATTTCCTATCGTATCTCTGATTTGATCCTCTATAGTAACAAGAGTTTCACGAGAATAGGACTCAAATAATGATCCACGTATATCTGTTCCAATTAAAGAGTTAAAAAATCTTTCAGTCGGAATAGTTTCTACCAAATTTCTCACCGATCTTACAACTGCTCGCTCATTTATAAGCACAGGAAGATCTTTTGTCACTGGATGTGGTGAAAAAGACAGACTTATATCCTTAAATGCTCTTGAATTACGTACAGTCGCCATTATTAGTACTTTTAGTTTTATTTATACCCTATCTTGCATAATCATTCATCACATAATCATCACTATCAAAATATTTAAGTATCCACCAACCAACACAACGTGGATTTTTCACTCCACAAGTAAAAATATCAATTGCAACACACTGTTTTTCTGGCCAAGTGTGACAACATAGATGACTTTCTGCAAGTGAAACAGTACAACTCACCCCATAAGGGTCAAATTGATGAGTGTAAGTGTTAAGAATCTTCAAACCCTCTGTTTTACAAGCATTTTCGCATACTTGTTCTATTTTTTTCTTGTCATTTAACTTATCAAAAGGTACATTATACACTTCAATTAGTAAATGAGTGCCCATATGAGCGTTTTTAACGTGTTTTTTCATCATCAATGATTCTGTAGTCATCTTCAAGTACCTCTTCAAGGTAATTTTTGTCCCAATAATCGTAATAATTGGTTTTTGCAAGTTTTTCTCTTGCTTCGGTCAACTCATTTTGTGATTGACACAATACTAAGTTGTATTTTCCGTTATTTGTCTGTATTCCTTGTATGTATGTATTGGTTTTTCCGTGATCTGCGATGAATTTAAAGTCAGGATAGTTCCGATTATAGTCATCTACTGCATCATACAAAGAATTTGCGTCAATATCGTCTTCGACTATGTTTATTATAACGTCAAAATCAGTGTTTGGCATAATTTGACTCAATTTTTGCTCTTGAATATTAAAATTAGCACTTGACGCATAAGGACATACTGCAAAATTACCTAATTCTGGTCGAATTTTAGATATTTCTTGTATCCAACGTAGTATGTACTTACTCTTCTTGTCGTTCATCGGGTGTTGTCCAGAAATAATCGTCACAATCACCTAAACGACCCCAGTTGACATCATTCTCAACCTCAAAAATACGTGTTGATACCTTAAAATCAGGTATTTTAACATCTTGAGGTGTCATAGAGGTGTCAAAGATGCGACATCGGTTGTTCGGATAGAGGCAATACTGCCCATTACGCAGTTCAACAAGGTTAAATGACTTATGTTCATCAGGCATCTCACTTGTTGCAGTATCAACTTGGTCTGAATCACCATGATAGTTGTCTAAAGTACAAATATACTGCCCTTTAAGACTTCCGAAGTGTCTTGTACGCACTTCCCACTCCATTGGAGCAACAAATTGCTTCTGAATAACCGTAAAATCATAGTCCATACAGTTCCAAAACTGTAAATTGACCAAATCAAGGTCAGGATCGGGTGTTTTTGGTCTTGAGACAAAAGCAGAGATGGGTAATTTATCATACATTGCTCCATATTCGGGTAAATACGTCTCAAAATAGAAAGCACGACCTTGAATTGACTTTGCACACACCCATAGACCCTCTACAAACTCTCCGTGACCCGATTGAAAGTCCGTCAAATACTCTTTTCGTACAAATACCTTTTTAGTCGGTAAATTAGCGATTAATTTTGCCATTCGTCAAAGAAATTAGAAATCTCGTATCCTTGTAATTTTGATTTATAATCTGAGGATTCTCCCAGATAATAGTAATCATAACCTAATCTTTTATATAATGCAATCTCGTTTTTATTTGCAACGTGACCTAAACTTAACTTTTTATTTTTATAATTCCAAGCAAACTGATCTGCCCACACACTATTCACACTCTTAAATTTATATGCAATCGTAAAGGCAACTAATTCATTTTCGTCATAGTACCCAATAATATCCGAATGCGGTATTTCAAACTCCTCACGAAATATCGGCACAGTATCTTCAAACTTCTTATAGCGGATATAGTCTTTGTATATCTCTAAGCACCTTTCAAAAGAAGAACTACCAAGAATACGATAGTTATGGTATTCCTGATAGTTTGTGTCTTGAAGTCGAATGCGACAATACATTAACGACCCTGCCCTCTGTATCTTTTACGAGCCGAGTTACGGGAGGTCGCTGCATATTTCGAGTGTTTTCCCCGCCCTTGACGAGTTTTTTTGGGTCTCGTCTCAGTTACATAAGCACTGCCCATCATTCCTGTTTTTCTAGCCATTTAAAGGTTCTTCAATATAAGGTTCATAAGTTACATCACTTGATGTGAGAGTCTTATTGTAATAGGACTCGATTGCAAGGTCTTCCATAATGTCAAAGAGTTCTGACTCTGATACATTCCAGAAGATAACCTTGCCTTTTCGGAGGACGTTATAACGGTCTCCTACTTTCTTTTCTTTTTGCGGTTTTCCCATTTGTTGAATACAAAAAGTCCGATTGCGATCCATATTATAATTGTAAATCCGTAATTACCCATTTTACCGATGTGGATTGTAATACTGAATAAACAAGAATAGTATAAAGATAATCAGCAGAATTGCAAGTCCTACCATCATATCACCCTTGTCTTTTCGTGTCCAACTCTCACCTGTGGGTCACACCAGATTTCAAATCCTGCTTCTTTTGCATCGAGGCAGAATGATACATCTTCACCGCACATATCTTGAACTTCTCCAGATTCAAATACCTGCATCTTTGGAGCAAACCAAGGATAAGGCATATCTTTATGTTCAAAGACACCTTTCTTTATTAATAACCAACCGAAACCAGTATAGTCAACTGTAAATGGTTTCTTTCTCTTACTTATACTTTCAATCGTTTCATGATTCATCACACCTCCGTTTGTGCGGAAATCATCTTCTTCTAACCAGTGTGCAACTGATGTTGTCTTTCCATCTTCGGTACAATACCAACCTGCTGCAATATCTTTCTCCATTAGAAGTATCTGATAGAACTTCTCAACACTGAATACAATATCACTATCAATCCATAACTGATAATCATAATTGAGTTTACCATCCCAAGGTAACTGGTCAGGTCCTCGAAGAACGTTTGCACCAAGACACTTACATCGGGCAAAATTTACCATTGATGAATAATCTTGACTGATTTGTATACTTGCTCCTGATTGAACCAAATCAAAACATAATGATACAAAAGACTTCAGAAATGTATAAGAGACTCCTCGACCAGGTAGACAGAATACAACTGTCTTACCTTTAATCATTTCTTTTGCTTTTGCATAATCATATTGTGGTGCGGCTGCTGCCTTCTTTGGTTTTGGGTTCTTTGCTTTGACTGTAAATCCTTTCGCCATAATATGTTGTAATTACACTTTTATTTTAATGCAATTTATCTATATTGTCAATAGGAGTGTTCAAATTCTTTATCAGTAGGGACTTCCGTAATCTCTTCGTAGGTTATCTCATCCTTCCAATAAGATGTATATAACTTATTCCATATTATTTTAAATTCTTCTTCATTCAAATTTTTAAACAAACACTTATGATCTTCCAGATAGATGTGGTAAGTTTTCATTCTTCCTCTTCGAGTATGTGGATGCCACCATTGTCAATAAACCATTCAAGATTCATTCCCTCGTACCAACCGTATTCATTCATCATCCACTCTGGGATTGTTAACTTGTACTCTCCTGTGATAGTGTCTGTTGTGATGGGTTGGATTTGAGATTCAGAATCGTGTTTCATGTATGATGTTCACTTCTTCCAGTATATAGTACATAGGTATTTTTTGCAAATCCTGTGTGCTCATTTTTACACACGAAAAAAAATCTGTACCCCCTGCGTAAACTAAGTGCGTTTTATATTTACAGGTCGAATTGGGTCGTTTATAGCTTAATGGTACCTTGCGATTTTATAACGGGGGGCGGGAACCCCCCATAACTGTTCGCCACGAACGAATAGGGCAGGGGGTTAGTAGACCCTCTGACCGAGTGCGACAGGTCTGTCGCCATACTCACCGCAGTGCTTACCCCAAGCGTCTAAAGTCTCAGCGTATCCGAATTGCTCAGAGAGTGTTAAACAGATTTCTGTAGCAGACCAACTGTCTGTCTGAGTTTCTGTTTCAAGTGCTTCGCCTTGAGAGTTGTAAGCGGTAGTTGTAAATGTGAACATAATTAAAAAGTGAATGTAATTTATATACTTATTATAACGAATAGAATACTGTTTGTATCACGAACATCAGGGAACTGAAACAATACGTTACATATAAGAAGTTAACGGGTGGGGTCGATTCTTACAGTATTTTATTGACTTAACGCACCACCCCACAGAGTCGGTTATAAAGTCAACCAGTTCATCTTCTTCGGTAACGTGCCAGACTCCTAAAGTGTTGTCCGTGATGAACTCCTGCTCTTGTTCGGTCATAGTGCCGAAAGAGTCCGTGAAGTCGAACTCTATTTTTTCTACAATAAAAGACTGCATTACCCGTAGACCTTGGGTAATGCGTACTTTGAGCAGGGGTGTGGGTTGTCAGGTGTACAACCGAATGAACCAAAGAAAGCATCTAATTGCTCTCTGTCTAATTCGGGGTCATCAAAATCAACTCCTGCGATGTGGTCAACTCCCCATTCTGCAACTTCGATTTCAAATGTTTCAAAATCTTCGCATACATATGCTACGTCGTAGAAAGATTCCTTTTCTTGGATTCTGTTGATTAGTCTTTGAGTTTTTGTCATAAGGGGTGAATGAAACTTATACTATAATAATAAAGGAAAAAGGGGAAAAAGTCAATAGTTTTTTCCCCTCAAATATTAAATCTTTGTTAAGTGTTGTTCGCTTGCGGGTTTGAATCCGTCAACACCTAATTCAGCAAGTAGGCATCTATCATATAATGAATTACAGATTTCTGTTAATTCATCGCTACTTGCCCCCTGTGTAGGGTCGTAGTCAACCCACCCATCAGAGGGGTTGTTTAAGTCGCCAATTTCAACACTTTGGTCAAATTTGTTATATTTGGCGATTAACATAATATCGCCTTTGATGTACATTGGTTGAGTCATTGAATTAAACATAATTAGTGTCTATCTGAGATGTACCAAATCCCATAGTTGTTGATTCTTTGGGGTTCAAAGTTTCTCTTTGACATTTCTGCCAATGCTGATTGGACTATTGGGTTGTCCATTGCTGATTGATTTACTAGGACTTTTCCTTCGTAAATTGGTTGTAATTTGTCGTTGAACATAAGAGGTTTGTTTAACTACTTCTATTATAAAGGATAATTGGGGGAATAAATCCCCCTGTGTGTGAATTGAAACAATTAGTTACAATCAAAAATAACTTCGTTTAATTCGTCAATGTTTGCTTCTCCCCAGTCTGCTCCATCAGGGGTTGCGAATGACCCTATCATTGCTTGCATTTCATAAAGGAAATCTGCATAGTTTTTGCAGTCCTTTGCTATACTGTAAAAACCTTCATCATTGTTTATCCATAGGGCAACGTTCCAAGTTGTCCAATCTGCCCACCCGTTGTAGGATTGCTTAATGTCTGAAAGGTTGAGTTTTGGTTGTGTAAAGTTCATAGGGGTAAATGCTTTAACTAACTTCATTGTAGCATCAGGAAAGAGGATATCCAGTAGACTTAACATTTATTTAAGAATTGATTTGTTAATGTATGCTCTAATGAATATGCCTCCTCCTCTCTTTCTGTATCATCTCTCAACCCTCTTACGTTTTGGTCAACGTGGATTAATTCGTGTATAAGGGTTGTAATAAAATCCTTTTGTGATAATTCATTGTGGATTTCAATTTCATTTTGGTCGTTGTTTTCTAATGTCCAACCAAAGACGTTATCCTCTGTTAAATCCGTTGGAATAACTTCAATATCCACTTCCGTTAGGTTTGGATATAATCCAGACATAAACTCAAAGATTTGATTTCCAAGAGTTGTAAATTTTTTACCAGTGATGATAAACATAATTCTTTTGGGGTTACTATAATATTAGCATAAAAAAGGGGTGTTATCCCCTTCTTTATAAAGACTTAACATTTTGTGATTATCTCATAATGTATGCTAAGTAATGAAATGCTCTCTGCTCCTTTGCCTTTCTCTCTTTGTATGCCTTAACCTTTTGCTGTTTCTTAAGAAACTTAAGTTTAGCAAGTGCTTTTTCTCTGTTTGCCTCCTCTGCCAATCTGTCTACAATTTGCTTTCTGAGTCTCTGTTCAAAAAACTCTAATTCCTGACCCTTTGACATTTTGTTATTCAACTTCAATAATTGAATTTTAAGTGCCATATACTCATCTTTGCTCATTTCGTGAGTTGCAACCTTTTCAGATGCGGCTGGAATTTCCTGTATGTTTAGACCTCTTACCAACTCTTGGATTTGTGGAACTACTACGTTTGCCAAAAATATTGAGTTAAATTTAAAATTGTCTCCCCCTAGTCTCTGTGTAGGAAACATTCTTTGGATTTGCTTTTCAACTCTACCTGCGTTTAGGTTGTCGTTGGCAACGTGGAATGATTGGAGTATTTTAGCATTAGGGCAATACATTCCGATTTCCTTTCTTCTTCGCTCTACGTCTTTTGACTTTCCAATTCTGACGGATACGTCTCCGTTCTTTCTTCCTGTTTGAATGATGTAAACGTATTGTTTAACTGGATTTGCGATTAAGGTTTGCATTTGTTTTAAGGGGGTTAAAAACTTATGTACTTAATATATTCCCATGTACATGACAATGCAACCAGCTATGTGCCACTTATTAAACTGGTACATTCAAGCTTGAATCCATGTTCCCATGCATTATAATAAGTATATAAGCAAAAGAGGTGGGATGTATCACCGAAAACGAAAAAGTTCGACACTGGGGGAGCTTTATTTTTTTTATAAAAATAAGCAAAAAAATGAAGGTATAAACACCTTCGGGACTTTTTACAGGCACCTTACAGGCGATCCTGGTGGGAGTAGTTTGGTATCATACGATACCTTTTGCATATCTCCCTGTTAGATAGAACGCATATCCCTTATTTGAGATTTCTTTCCCTTCCCATTTAATCGGGTGGTAGTTTCCGTTTCTATCTTTTGAATCTTTTGTCCTTATCTGCAAAATTCCGTTTCTACCTGTAAATGTGTGTAAGGTTTTTGCATTTCTGACGAACTCGCAAATGTCGTTATAATCAGATTCAATAAGTTTGTTTGTTTCTGTATGTGTTGCAGTTCCTAGAAATTTGTTGTTTCTATCAAATGCAACATATAAAGTGCGGGAAATTTTGATACCTAACTTAGACTTATTGAAAGGGGTGTTGTTAAAAATTTCGGGTAATGTGTGTCTAAGTTGAGTAACAGCAACCGATTCCCCTTTAGTATAGGACTTTAACTCTCCATCTACCAAATCTGTTAATTTAGAACTGTTTGGGATACCCAAAGCAATTTCTAACAGTTGTCCCCGAACCCCCTTATTTTTTCGGGGTTTTGGTAGTGCTTCAAAGTTTGTGTTTTGAAGTCTGTTTTGTGTCTCTCTGAGGGTTAGAG